TCAATCATTAACATGTATTCTACTCCATGCTCTCCATTAAGTGTTTTATAATCATGTTGATATACACAGGCTTCTTGTCTAGCTTTTTCCAAGCCATTATACATTTGATGCTCAGTAATAAAAATTGATTCAAGCCATTGAGTCGGGCGCTTAATAGCGCCCGGTCCTTTATAAATTTTAGTAAGCATCTGCATGCCTCAACTTTTCTTCTTCAAGTTCCATTGCTAGCCATTCATCTGCAGCTTGTTGAGCCTGTTCTTCAGTCTCAATATCATACTGAGTAAAACAATTAACATTGTGACCATCAACAAAGAGATTGAAAGTAGCCGAGCCATTCCAAACAATGTCAATATTGTTTTCATATTTAAAAGTTATATCCATTCGATACCCCCGATTTTAAGACTTGTTAAAGTATTAAGATTGATTGACCTCCAAGCCTTTTTTGGTTCTTTGGTTTTTCTTAACACTGTGACATCAATCACTTCTAATAAGTGACTTCTATCACCTTTTAATTCTCCACCATTAAAAAACTTTTCATTGGTGGGCAACTTACAAAGCATAGTTCTCTTTGTTTTATCAGCTTTGATAAACTCAACAGAAAACAATTTATTGTTAATTGCTTTTTTTAATATATCTTTTTTAAACATAGTTTCTCCGTTGTTAAAAGATAATTAACTTATAAATTCCCATAAAAAATAAGTCAACAATATTATAGTAAAATTACTATAAAATCTTATATAAGTAAACGGCTAAAATTCTAAATTGTTTCAATTTATTTTTATTTATTTTAAATACCTGTGGATAACTTTTTAATTGGTCCTGGTTCTAGTTCCATTCGTGAGGCTCATTTTGTGCTTCTTGCCAAATCATAAAATCACAGGAGGGACAACCCCTAAAAAGAGCGTAGCACAATATAGGTTATTGTATATATAAACTTTTGCACATACAGACTATATGGTATAAACATCTGATGTCCGAAGTAGAACAGTTCAAGCGTATTGTTAATTATGATAACATGACTCCTGAAGAGTTAGATACTCTCAAGAAAAAATTATTATTACGTAAAAAAACATTTCAATTAAAAACATTAGCCCAGAATAATTTTATAAAATTTGTGAAACAAGTATGGCCAGAGTTTGTAGAGGGGCCCCATCACATAAAAATTGCAGAAAAGTTTCAAGACTTGGCGGAGGGGAGGATAAATCGACTAATCGTAAATATGCCACCCAGACATACCAAATCAGAATTTGCATCATTTTTATTTCCAGCATGGATGATGGGCCGTGATCCACGGCTCAAGATCATTCAAACAACACACACAGCAGAACTCTCCTATCGTTTTGGTAGAAAGGTTCGTAACCTCATGGAAGAGAATACTTTTCAAGATGTCTTTGATGATATCGAGTTGTCTCAAGATTCTAAAGCTGCGGGCAGATGGGAAACAAACAAAGGCGGAGAATATTTCGCAGCAGGTGTCGGTGGTGCAATCACGGGACGTGGTGCAGATTTATTAATTATTGATGATCCACATTCCGAGCAAGATGCATTGTCCGAGACGGCAATGGAGTCAGCTTATGAATGGTACACATCTGGACCTAGACAACGTCTACAACCGGGAGGCAAGATTGTTATTGTCATGACTAGATGGTCAACAAAAGATTTGACAGGTCAATTGATGAAAGCACAAAGTGATGTCAAAGCAGATCAATGGGACGTAATTGAGTTTCCTGCAATCTTGGAAGATAAACCCGTATGGCCACAATACTGGAAACTACATGAATTAGAATCGGTCAAAGCCTCACTGTCCGTGGCCAAGTGGAATGCACAATGGCAACAGAACCCTACCTCAGAAGAAGGTTCCATTATCAAAAGAGAGTGGTGGAACATTTGGGATAGGCCCTCCCTACCTAGTTTGCAACATGTGATTCAAAGCTACGATACAGCGTTCAGTAAAAAAGAAACAGCAGACTTTTCAGCTATTACAACGTGGGGAGTGTTTTTACATAATGAGACCACGCCTAATATAATTTTACTTGATGTTAAAAAAGGACGTTGGGATTTTCCAGAACTCAAAAGAATATCAATGCAAGAATATAATTATTGGGAGCCAGAGACCGTGATTATAGAACAAAAGGCTAGTGGTACACCGCTCACACAAGAGCTGCGTAGAGTCGGAATACCTGTCGTAAACTTTACACCGAGCAAAGGTAATGATAAACACGTCAGAGTTAATTCAGTTTCTCCTCTCTTTGAGGCGGGGCAAGTCTGGGCACCAGATGAGAAGTGGGCACAAGAATTGATTGAAGAATGTGCAGCTTTCCCTTATGGTGATCATGATGATTTGGTGGATAGCACAACACAAGCTTTGATGCGCTATCGTCAAGTTGGATTAGCCGTACATCCGGAGGATTATGAGGATCCACCGATGTTAGAACAGCTACCTATGGAAAGAAGCTATTACTGATGAGTGTTGTTAAAGGATTCACGGTCGAAGGATCTAAGAAAAAGAAAACAAAAGAGGACAAAAAAGAAGCTTCTTTTGCAAATCCCAAAGCAAAGTATTATAAATTCGTGCAAGCCAAAGGTTTCAGTGCTATACAAAAGAAAAAACAAAAGAAAACTTTGATAACATAATGGCAGTAGATAGACCAATTAACCCAGAGAATACAGTTCCTTTAACTGATGAATCACCAACAGATGTTCAATTAGTTGAGGATATTGGTGCAGAAATCACACCCACAGAAGATGGTGGAGCTATTGTTGGGGCAATGGAAGAAGAACAGATTGCTGTTGACTTTTCATCAAACTTGGCAGAAGCTTTAGATGAAAATGAGTTAAACAGTCTATCAAGTGAGTTAAGACAACAATATGAAGATGATAAAGAGTCACGATCGGATTGGATAGACTCATATACCAAAGGTCTAGACCTACTTGGTTTTAAATACAATGAACGCTCACAGCCTTTTCAAGGAGCGAGTGGCGTAACGCATCCACTACTAGCGGAGAGTGTTACACAATTTCAATCACAAGCATATAAAGAATTATTACCAGCAGGGGGTCCTGTAAAATGTAATATTATTGGAGATGTAACTACAGAAGTAGAAGCACAAGCACAACGTGTAAAAGATTACATGAACTACATGATTACAGATGAGATGGAAGATTACGATCCTGACATGGATCAAATGTTATTTTATTTACCACTAGCGGGTTCAAGTTTTAAAAAAGTTTACTATGATGCTGACTTAGCAAGACCGGTTGCAAAGTTTGTACCTGCAGAAGATTTAGTTGTTCCCTATCTATCAACAGATTTAGATACATGCGAAAGAGTTACACATATTGTTAAACTAACAAGTAATGATTTAAGGAAGGCTCAGTTTGCAGGATTTTACAGAGACATTGAACTAAATGATCCGTACGAAGAAGAATCAAAAACACAAGAAAAATATAATGACATACAAGGTGAAACTAAACCTGCTAACACAGATATTTACAGCCTGTTAGAGATACACTGCGATTTAGATATTCCGGGTTTTGAAGACACGGACCAAGGTGAACCTACAGGAATAAAAATTCCATACATAGTTACAATCGAAGAAGGTTCAGGAAAAGTTTTGTCTATCTATCGTAACTACAGACAAGACGATCCAACAAAAAGAAAAACAGAATATTTTATTCACTATAAATTTTTACCGGGTTTAGGATTTTACGGATTTGGTTTAATACACATGCTCGGTGGTTTATCTAGAACTGCAACCGCAGCTCTTAGACAATTGATTGATGCAGGAACTTTATCAAACTTACCAGCAGGATTTAAAGCTAGAGGATTAAGAATACGTGATGATGATAATCCTATACAGCCAGGAGAGTTTAGAGATGTTGATGCACCATCAGGAGATTTACGAAACGGATTACTACCACTTCCATACAAAGGACCAGATCAAACTTTATTTGCATTATTAGGTTTTGTTGTAGATGCAGGAAGAAGATTTGCTGCAGTAGCTGACGCAAAATTAGGAGAAGGCTCACAAGCAAATCCAGTTGGTACAACTATGGCTTTATTAGAACAAGGTTCAAAAGTCATGAGTGCTATTCACAAAAGATTACACTACGCACAGAAAAAAGAATTTAGAATATTAGCAAGAATTATTGCAGAATTTTTACCTCCCGAATATCCATACATGGTTGCCGGTGGAAACAGGCAGATTAAACAAACTGACTTCGACAACCGTGTGGATATTTTACCAGTTTCAGATCCAACAATCTTTTCTATGTCTCAACGTATTACGTTGGCACAAACACAATTACAACTTGCACAGTCTAATCCACAAATTCATAATTTATACGAAGCATACAGACGTATGTACGAGTCAATGGGTGTACAACAGATAGATCAGTTACTTCCTCCGCCACCACAACCACAACCAATGGACCCGGCAATGGAAAATTCACAAGTTTTAATGCAAACACCACTACAAGCTTTTGCTCAACAAGATCATATTGCTCACATTGAGACTCATCGTGCCTTTATGTCGTCGTATTTAGTAAAAAATACACCAAATATTATGGCATTATTGCAGTCACACATCTCTCAACACATAAGTTTTGTTGCTAGACAAGAGGTTGAAGCTAAAAATGCACCAATATTTCAGCAACAAGCTGCACAATTT